CGTGAAGAAAAAATTACTCAATTAAAACTAACTGCTTTTGCAGCTATTCCGAATGACATGTTAGAACTGGGGCCAGAATGGGTTGAGCGTTATGTTCGTGAATTATTAGTAGAATCATATTCAGTAGGTTTAGAGTATGGCTATTTAAATGGCCGTGGTTCAGCTCATAGCGAGCCAGTTGGATTAATGAAAAATGTTGATGCAAATACAGGTGCTGTAACTGATAAAACATCATCAGGTACATTAACATTTGCTCCTTCACAATATGGCGAAACAGTTACAGGTGAGCTTTATAATGTTGTTAAGGCATTATCTACAAATGAAAAAGGTGAATCACGAAAAGTAATGAACAAAATCGTGATGGTTGTAAATCCAGTCGATGCAATTGGTGTACAATTCCGAAACACAATTCAAACAGCTAATGGACAATGGGTAACTTCATTACCTTATAACATCCAAACAGTTGAGTCAGAAGAGGTTCCAGTAGGAAAAGCGTTATTCTTCATTAAAGGGGAGTACATTGCTGCAGTAGCTGGTGGTTATAAGCTTAAAAAATTCGATCAAACATTAGCTATTGAAGATGCGACATTGTATACAATTAAGCGTTTTGCAAATGGTCGTCCACGCGATAACAAAACAGCTTTAGTATACGACTTGAACATTCAATTTACTGCTAGTGCACCAGAGACTCCTTAATTTAAGGGGTCTTAATTCTTTATGAGGAGGGATAGAATGGCACAACATAAAGTGGTTCGTCGTTTTAAGGAATTAAAACATGAAGGACATATTTATGAGGTCGGTGATAATTATCCTGTGGAGGGCAAGAAGGCGACTAAAGCACGGTTGGAAGAATTATCGACTACAAAAAATAAATATCAAAAAATCTTCATTGAGGAAGTCACAGAAACTCCTAAAGATAAGGAGTGATGAATGTGGATGTGATTACTCAAGAAATCTTAGAAGAGTTCAAACTTAGAATGCGACTAAGTGATGATGAAGACGATAATTTAAAACGCATTTTAAAAGCTTCTCACGACGATTTACAGCGCATTTGTGGTGACTATGATATAAACACTCACGAAGTCTTTAAAGAGCTTGTATTCGAGCGTTCTCGCTATGCTTATAACGATGCACTTGAATACTTCCACACTAATTTTTTGACGCAGCTTAACAATTTGAATATTGCTAAAGCACTCGAAAGTAGTGAAGTCGATGAAACAGTTTAGATACAACGAAAACAATCACAGCGGCTTGTATCGTCATCGGATTTCACTTCGTAAACGCACTTTGACTACAGATGAATTATTACAAGAAATTGAAACGTTTGAGGACTACGGACGCTATTGGGCCATGATTAAAACGCTAAAAGGTAGCGAAATAATGGATGCCGGAAGAGAGCAAACAAAAGTCGAGAAACGTTATGTATTAAAGTATGCAAAATCACTAGCTGAATTTATAGATAGTGAACATACGAGTTTTGAAGTGGTTCAAAATGGCGTTGTATACGATGTTAAAAGTGCTCTTAATGATGATGATATGAACAATACTGTCACAATTGTTGTAGAAGGGCGGTCATGATATGGCAACAAATATTAATAACCTTGCTGCTGAAATTAACCGCACTCTAAGAAACTACGCTCATGGTGTTGGAGAAGATATAGAAAAGGTTGCTGAAAAAGTCGCTAAAGAAGGTGCGAGACAACTTAAAATTCGTTCTCCTATTGGTGTAAGGCATCGATATGCAAAAGGGTGGAGAGCGAAAAAGGTAGGTAATCAATGGATCGTCCACAATATTGAATATCAACTTACTCATTTACTTGAAAAAGGCCATGCAAAAGTTGGTGGAGGTCGTGTGCCTGCACAGGTTCACATTAGACCTGTCGAGGAAGAAATGATTGATGAATTTGTCCAAGGTGTTGAGGAGGCGATCAGAGGATGACGTTACCTGAACTAGCACAAAAGTTAGTAGCACTAGGTTATCCAGTAGCTTACTCACACTTTAAATCAGTACAAGTGCCTCCCTTCATCTGCTACTTAGTGGTGGATGGCGACACATTTAGTGCTGACAATAAAGTTTTGTCAAAAATCAATTATGTTGATATTGAACTATATGTAATCAATAAAGATTTAACAGCAGAAAAGAAAATCGAAGATATGTTAAATGAAAAC